TTTCATATGATTCTAATAACTTTGACAAAAACCCTAGTTCGGAAACTTATCAATGGTTTACTCCTACGCAAGCGATGGTTAATAATGGTTTAACAGAACCAATACCTATCGGTCTTATGTATTCTCGAAAGTCAAATGATATAGTTGAAATGGAACCTTTGGGGTCCGGGAACCCCCAAGTGATCCCCAAGTACAATAAACCCACTGAAGATATGTTTGGTGATGACGATGAAACCCAGAACGAAGCTGGAGACAAAGTTGTGGCATGGCCTCCGGTCGTGCATGCAGCATTGAAGACCGCTGATGTTCCAGAGGCTGAAGTCGTTACCCCGCAAATTGATAATTTGAATGCTGAAATCAATAGCTCCCAACTCAAAACCGAGAGCGAAGAAGACAAAATTCAAAAACAAAAGAACCAAATTGCTGAATTGATAGTTTTAATCGATGAAATTTCTGAGTTCGACAAAGACCATAAAAAGTTTTGTGACGAATTAAACTCAGCTTCGTTGAGCAAGGCTAATACAATTGCGCAGAAGTGTTTTACAATGCGGTCATACTTTAGACAGTTAAATTTTTATTTGAATGGACACGAAAAAGAGAAGTATTATCTATTGGAGGATTTTGTGACATTTGCGATTAATATTGCGGCTGAACGTCAAGTCCAGCTCGAGAAAGTCAAAGAGTCGCAGAAAACTCATCTAGAATTGCTGAAACTTAAAAAGGAAACAGTCTTAAATGATTTAGGTGAGATAAGAGATATGTTAATTAATCTATCGAACGCCGGCATCGAGAAAAGTAAGATGAATGAAGAATTGGCCAAAATTGAAAGCTTACGAAAACGTCTGCGTGAAATTACTGGTGCAGATATGGCTATGCCAGAAAATGGTGTGGCTTTATTACTAGAAGTAACGAAGATGTTGGAAATACGAGCCAACAAATGGAAAATGATTCAGGAAACTTTAAACTTGCTAGCCCAGGACCAACCTGGGCTATCGTCATCTCTGCCGGTAGAAACTTTAGAACAAAATACTATCATCCCGCAAAAATCTCTGAGTTTGACACGGAGTCAGAAGAAGAAGCAGAAAAAGTTGGACACAACTACTTCGGGTTTGGGAAGACCTGGAAATCAGTTGCCTTCGACCGGCCCTGCCAAAGATTCTTCAACAACTCCACAGACGAAGAATACATTAGACAAAGTTTCCCTGAAATTAACGACTACGTCAGACCCCCTAAAGGCGGTGTTAGTGAACGAACAAGCTTAAAAGTGCAAGTAAAAACTCTTGAACAAAATTTTGCGAAAGCGAGATTTTCGAGTGATGAAACGCTGATAGCTATTTGTGATGCTACCCGTTTGGATATGACGCGTGAGTTGATTGAAGTTAATTCGGTGAATTTAGTAAATGCTTTGAGTTCGGCTATTGATGGTTTGGATGCTACCTCAAAGCCTGGCTTTCCGTATAAGATGATGGTGGACAATAATGGAGAAGTAAAAAGATCCCTTAAATGGGAATTCTTTTGCATGGCGGTAGCCATGATCTTTTCTAGGTACGCTGTTTTCATGCGGATCCGTAGCGGTGAGAAATTTACTGCGATGGATTTAGTCAAGCTTGGTGCGTGTGACCCTCAAAAAGTTCATATCAAGGATGAACTGACTGGGAAAGTGAAAGCTGATGTTGGAAAATGGAGACTTATTTGGGGTGTTAGTGTCGTGCAATCTTTAGCCGACTCTTTTTCGTTGTTACCTGATAAGGTGCATGCAACGTTTCCTGAACGTGTGCCAATGAAGCCTGGTACGGCGCTTGGAACTATAGCTGGCGATCGCCAGTTGTGCCAATCGTTGTTTTATGACGGACCTTTGCGTTCTGATGATGCTAGTTCCTGGGATATTTTAATGTCTTGGAAATTGGCGCTTGAAGAAATCATAGTTCGCTACGGGTGGTTTTGGCCGGACATGATAAAATGTCTACATCTCGATCCGATGTGTACGCCTGACCCAGCGTGGGGACTCCTTTATATGATGCAGTTTACTCAATTTCTTGGCGTTCCTGTGTTTTCAGATGGGATTATGTTTGAACAAAACTTTTTATCCATTAGGAAATCAGGTGCTAGGAATACTGCATCAGGGAATTCTATTGGTCGTTTAATATTGGCGGTTGAGCATGATCGTTCTTTTGGCCTGAAGAACATCAAGCACTATGCCACGTATGGTGATGACTGTGTGAAACCCTATGTTAGTGACAAGGAAACTGAGTGGATGGCTGATCGAGGTGTCATCGTTAAGGTTAGTCGGGAGAAAGTAAACCAATTTGATTTCTGTTCGAGGTTATACGGAAGAGAACTTAAGAATGTTGACGGGTTTGAAACTGTAGTCTATAAAAGTGGCTACATGAATTATATCCGCGCGCTCGGAAGTTACTTGTTCGAAGAACCCTCTGAGGATATTATAAAAGGTCTGCGTGAGACCCTTACAGGACCTTGGTGGCAAGCATTTATCGATAGTTTGCCGTCGCAATCCGGGGTGTGGGAGGATGGGCCACACAAAAATATAAATTAATT